GTATCTTATTTTCGGGATCGTTTAGTAACTGTGAAGGCACACCGTAGATATTACAGAGTGAACGCATATCCCACATTTCTTGCTGGATAATATCTAAGTCAACGTTTGATAGTCCGATAGCTTGATAGCCGACCTTATAACCACTTGTAGCGAGTTTGTTCTTATTCTTGGCTCCTGAGTTATTAACGATACTAGCCTTCAAAGCGTTTGCTTGTGCTACTGCCGTATCGCCTTCCATTCTTAGATCATCGGTGAATAATATTCCCGCTGGTCCACCGTTCTGAAAGTTCGCTACTGATGCCGTCTTAGCTTCGTTTGAACGTGTGATATTCTTAGCTGCTGCCGCTAATGGACTCATGCCGTATAACTGTAATCCTGTGGCTGACCACTTAGGATTGAACATTCTATCGTGAAGAATTTCTTCTTTCTTAAAATCGTAGGTAACACCGTAGTAAAGTCTATACGCTTGACGAACTGCAGGGAAAACAGAAACATTGGCAATGATAGACATATACTGTGCGGGTAATGCACTCAATGAAAGAGGTTTCCCTGTGTTTGCTCCAGCTTCTACTAATTTGCCGTAAATGTAACTGTTCCCTGTAGCAAGTTTAAACCCTCCCCAAGCCTCTACAAGGTCTGCCCAAGTATCTTCTTCGTTAGGGTATTTAAGTAGTTCGTTTAACCTCGCATCACCTTTGTATGATTCTAGTGATTGACTTTTTAATTCTTCAATCGCTTTCCAATCGGTTATTAAATGAGGTGTTTTAAGTATTGATTTTAGTTGCTTGTACTTTGCTTCGTCTTTAACCTTGTAAACGTTCCAGGGTGCTACTTTAGCTTTGTTAGTGATTAGGTTAATAATGGAGTAAACAATATCATTACCCGCATAACCATCGTTAATGAATGATTGCGAGTCTTGACCTTGCCAAGTAACAATACCGCCGACATAAGATGCCGTGATTGTGTTGTTCAATGGTCTATTAAAAGCGGAAAGTAACTTATCTAAAAATCCCAATGTTTGACAATTATAGAGTTAATTGTCTGCGGGTCTTAATGTCTTAAAAGGGAATGAGTCGGGTGGGCTTGTGTAAAATTACGAAATATCTTTTAAAAACAAATATATTTTAACCTACTGCTATTTTAAACGTTGGTTTATCAAAGTGTGAATAGATAGCGTATCTGGTTGCGTCTAATCCATCATCGTTAGCTTTAACTGGCTCTTCAATGATGTTATCGTTCTTATCCTTCTTCCATTTGTATGAAGATAGTTCTTTGTGTAAATTCTTAGAACGCGGGTCAACTACAAGTGGATAACTTTTAACCTTTAGAATTCCAGCCCACACATCCTTACTCGCTGCTTTAATGTTTATTCCCGCTCTGTATATTTCTTCAATACTTTTCGGTTCGGCTGCATCTGCGTAAATTGGTGATCTATCTTTAACGTACTCTTTAATCTTCTGAATTAAGTCGGCTAACGTTAGATTAGACTGATAAATACACTCTTGAACGTAGTTTGTACCCTCGTAGTGTTCTACCTTAACCAATGCCGCTGGGTGATTGAATCCAAAGTCTAAACCATAGAACACATCGCCTTTGCCCGGTAACTCGCCGTATTTCCATTGGGTATAGATTATCTCTTTCGCTGCTCCTCTTAGTCCTAAACCGTAAACCTTCCACATGAAATCATCTGGTAAATCTTTAAACGCTTCTATAGCGTCTATTTGGTTCTGACTAAGGTTAGTTAGGTTGTTCTTATAAGTCGAACGGATTGATTTGTTCTTTGGATTGTCCGCTACCTCGTACACCCATGAAACGAAGTCGGCTGGATTCCAGTCTAAGAACACTTGCCCCGTAGTTCTCATTACTAACTGATCGTAAAGAGTCTTTTTGATTAAGTTTGCCTCATTCACGAATAAAATATCCCTTCCTGGCCCTCTTGCTTTCCCTTCATCTTCTAGTCCGAATAGTTCGATATAACTGCCACTAGGATAAGTATAAATGTAATCTGAATAAGAAAAGCAATTATCATCCCATTCGTTAAGGCTTTCCATGATTCCTCTAAAATCTCTATATGCACCCCTTTTGATGTGAGGTAAAGAGTGAGAAACTATTGAAATCCTTTTATTAGGAGTATCTCTAGCAATCTGAATTAATAATTGAATAATCGAATAAGACTTGGAAGAACGAGATCCACCTTCGTTACAGATAACTGGATAACCTTGATTGTACGCTTTTAGGTTAGCATCGTAAACGGGAGTAACACTAATCTTTAATAGGCTAGTTTCCTGACTGTGGCTCATAAATGATTTGCTTTGTTATCGTGCCGCTTTGTTCTACTTCGCTCTTATCTTTCCATCCCATATTCTTTAAAGCGAAAATTGCTCCAGTTGGGGAGTTATTACTTAATGCTTCTTCATAGCCTGACTCAATCCAAAGCCTTAGTCTTTTTACAATGTAAGAAAACCCGTCTCTTTTTTCGTAGTCGTAGAATGATTGTCGGCTCTCAAATCCTAGTTTGTAACAAAGTTTAGTGATAGTTGGCCTTACTCCATCTTCTTCGCATTTAGATAGGTAAACATCTGCAACTTCTTGCATCTGCTCAGGTGTATCATATATGGGAGGTCTGCCATCCATATTACAAAGATAAGATATTAAACGGAAACCTTATCTTCCGCTACATTAGCGATTAGAAGATGTGTAACTCCTTTCTCAGAAGGTTTAGAAAGCTTTACTCCAATTCCATCAATGAAACCTCTATGGTTCTTGAGTTTATTAAGCGATTCAATTAAGACTTCTGCTTTAATTACATAATCGAAGTTGCCAGTTTCATGCATTGTAAGTGAAATTCCTTCTAGCTTCATATCTAAAGAGTTTAGTAAATTTACTAACTTCCTTACATAACAATTTATTTAGTTACTTACATTTAATCGTTAAATGTGGATTGCTCGTATCATAACTCTTTTGTTTTATTTTGATTTTTTTAAATTTTCCTTCAAAATATATATCACCATAAATAAACTGTCTGAAATAGTAGTCTGAAATTATTTGTCCTTTTTCAAAAGTTTTATCTATTTCTTCATTATAATGTGCTACTATACATTTATAAGGCATAACTCTTTTGTTTTTTATTTGGTTAGTAAATTAGGGTTCTCGTATATGTTTCCTACTACTTCTGCATTTCCGTTTAATTCTGCGTGGCTACCTTCCCATTCTTCAATACAATCAGAGTAAAATTTACAACAGGCATACTTTACAATACCGATAGTTTGTTTATACACTCCAACACTAATCCACTTTTCTTGATTTACAATATCCCCTTCATAAATATCTTTACCATTCTTGTCTTTTAATCCTGTGTGTTGCATTAATACCCATGAATTAGGTCTTTTACTTGTTAATTCATGTCGCTCATATCCGTACTCATGTGTTTCAACTATTTGACCATCTGCTAGAATATGGAAGTCTTCCCTTTCTGCATATTCAGGTAAAATCATTTCTTTTTTATCGCCATCAAATGCTCTAAATTTTATCTCTCTCATTGTATATTTGTTTTTTATTTGGTTAGGTCTATTGTCTTGAAATTGTTAGATAATCTGCATAGGCTTTTGATTGTTTCCCATCTACCCAATAGATAGCTTCTGATTTAGATAGCATTTTTACACTATCACAAGTAAATGATGAAATACTTTTACTCCATCCACTGCCGTTATGTAAATAAATTGTAGTTTCTTTTCCATGATAAATTCTATCCTCATTGCAAGAAAATAGGAAAATCGTTAAAATGATAAATAGGTATTTCATTATTGTTTTGTTTTTAGTTCTTGAATGTCACTTTTTTTTGTAAAAAGGTGACAAATGCACACTACCCATTATTAGATAGTGTGCTTTTGATTGGTTATTTGTGTAAAAAATGAGCATTAGCAGCCCTCTCTATTTTTGAACCAAGAATAATTCTGATATTTTTGTCGGTTAAATCAACTTTTAATATTTCTTCAACTATTTTATTAGTCCAATTATAACCAGCAGAAAGTCTTTCTTCTTGACTAACTTCTTCCTCTGCTTCCTTCTC